GCTGACCGACCGTTCCAACAGTCGATGTCGTCGGCGGCGCGGTGCCGATGATGGGGACGGACGCTTTTTTGCCGAGTTCGATGCGGATATCGTTATGCGCGTTTGCGCTTGTGTTGTGTGTGCTTACCGCCGTTTTTGCTGCGCCTTTTTCTTCGTAGGTGTCCGCTAAATCCGGCAGCAGGCTGTCTGGTAGTTTGCCGTCTTCACCGACAACAGGCCGTTTTTTCAATTCCTCGTCGATGATATCTGCGTTGCCGTTTAAATCGGCAATATTGATGAAATCACTGTCAGCCGGTTTTTTCAGATTGTAATTGGTGGTATATGTAGCCATCAGGCAGATACCTCCTCTTTAAGATTTTGCCATGTCTTGGTTTTCACGCTGCCCCAGGTCTTTGTTTTCACGCTGCCCCAAATGTTATAAAGCAGGCTGACGGAAAAGGTCATGTTGTACGGCAACATGCGCTCAAGCGTCTCGCGTATCACGTTTTCTTGCTTCTTTACGCCCAGCGCGACTTTTACATCAACGTTGAATTTTGAAGTTGTGATAGTAAGCACATAGCCGCCCTTGCCGCACAGCGTTTCAAGCCAGTTTTTCAGGCTGCGCCGCGTGTAGGGCACGTTTTCAGTGTACAGGCTTTGCAGCCTGAAGCGCCTATCATCGAGCGTATCGGACGCATACGGCGATATGCCCAGCATGCTTTCTCGCCGTGCTATGCCGTCTTCGGTAGCTGTTTGTATAAACTGATCGTTCATGCAGGCTTCGGCGGCATTCCACAGGGCTTGTATCTCCGGCGTTTCCGTGTCCATGACGGCGCGTATTTCCGCAACGTCCTTCAAAACGCCGGGCAAATACTCTTTCAGATCGATAGTGCGTAGATTATTAAAGTTGCGCATTGCTGAAAAGCCCCCTGACTGCTACAGCGTCCTTATCCAGCGTTAAGTTACTGGTTTGATTGTTTATCTTCGTGCCGGTGATATCGACAATGCCGGGAACGGCAAGCAGCCGCGCCTCTATCTGCGCAATGCGGACTATCAGATTGTTTTCCTTAGCCCATGTCGCGTTAAGTTCGGAATAGTATTTATCCAGCGTCGCTTCAATGTAAGGTTCACATTCGGATAAATTCCAGCCGCTTTGGAATGTCAGCGTGGTAAAGATGTTTATCGTCGTCCCCGTCGCACCGACAACGGTAACTTCGTGATCGATAGGTGCAAGCCCCATGCCGTCGCCGCTGTTCTGCGTGGGGTCGATAGTCGTCTGCACGGTGCTTACAAGCGCCGTAGACGGCGGCTGATAGTTGCTGTCGGTGATAACAAGCTTCACTGTTCCTGCGCCGTTCCACGCCCTATAGGGCTTACAGCCGCCCACGCCGGGCAACGCCTCGGTAACGTCGATGTACTGGCTTCGGTTAAAGCCGTATGCCTGATTGCTGAAACTATTAAGATATCGTGTGCGCAGTGCGTCGGTGCTTTCCTCATCCTCGCCGTTTATGCTGATGCTTGTCAGCGCCGCCGCCGTCAGGCCGTCGATGTAATCAATGGGTATCAGCTGGCCTAAATAGTTGCCGGGGTCTGCGCCTGCCGTTTCGCAGGTAAGATAGAATTTGTTATCTTCGATCTTTTCGGTAACAGTCCAGTTGTATTTATCGCAGCTGAAACGCGCTCCGATGGGCACGTTCATATTGAACACGCCCACGCCGACCGCGTATGTTGCAGGAAGCGGCGCTATTCCGCGTTCCGCACAACGCTTTATAAGGTATTCGCGGCTTGCGGTATCGGCAAATGTTTCGTTTAGAACGCTGTCCAGCGCGATATACAGCATTGCGCTTTCAAGCGAATTCGGCGCAAGAGCATCGTAGATGATCGAACCCTCGCGCTTATCCAAATACGATGCGACACGCGCAAGTTTTTCCTGCAATATCACTTCATAGGTTTTACCTTCGTACATCCGTAGTCACCTCCGTTTCGCCAAAAACGCTATGCACGGTAAATATCACATGCACAGCGTTCTTTTTTGTTTCAAATTTGAAATTATCAACCGCCGTTATGCGGTCGTCCTGCAACAGTGCGTCGCTTATGCGGCGCTTGATTTCCGATAGAACGTATTCTTTCGGCTGGCCTATAAAGCCGTCAAGCTCCGCGCCGTAGTTCCATGAATAGATCAGGTATGCGAAACGCTCGGTGCTAAGTGCCAGATACACGGCCTGTTTTACCGCTTCAAGGCCGTCCACCTTGCCGCGTATTCTCCCGTTCTCGGCATCAAGCGCGTAAGTCAATGACGGCTGCGTTTCGTCTTCCAGTGTCAACAGTTCATCATCAACAACAGGTATCATGCCGGTGTCACCACCCTATCTAAAATTATGAATTTCTGCCCGCCGTCGGCGCGTAGCAGTATGACGCGTTCGCCCGTTTTCAGGCCGTAATGCAGCTTGTATTTTTTCTTTTCGCCGCCCTCCGGCGTGATGTACACCGAGTGATCGCGCACGGCGTTTGTAAGCATCAATTGCGCCGCCGTCAGTTCAAGCTTCTGATCTATCTGAACCTTAAGCGGCGATACGCTGTTTACAGTGCCCAGCACGAGCGCGAACGGCTTTGATGCTTTAACCGCCTCCACAGCTGCGCGTTTTACGTCGTTCAGAAACGGTGCAAAATCAGCTGACAAATTGTCCACCTCTCAATTTCAAGTCCATTAGGTGCTGCCCGTTCGTGAAATTGTGCGTCACACTCTCAACCATAAGATAGCTTTGCACGTTGATATCGCCAAGCCCCAGCTTTACAATGACGCTTGAGCCGCCGCGTACACGAATATCACCAAGCGCGTTTGATACGGATAACGTGCGCGTCAGCGAATTATACAGTTTCAACAGCGCTTCGGCCTTTGCTGCGCCCGATGTGGATAATTCAACGCTGTCGGTGTATTGCAGCAAGCCCCAGCGGTTTATATTCGCACTATCCTTTGCAATGAATACTTCGCGCTTGCCGCTGTCCTGATTTTCAAACGTTATCTTGATTTGATTGTACGTCTGATCGTCGATTGATGTGGTATACGAATAATCGCCGATAGTATCAGCGTCTATCAGCAAATCAAGCTTCATGCTCTCGATGTTCTTAAGCGTCAGCTTGCCAATATCGTCGTACAGTACATATAGTTTTGTTTTTGCCTGTAGCGTTTCATCAAGCGCGTTTTGCACGATATCGAACAACGTGCTATCGTCTTCGGTGCGTGAACCGATAACATACCCCGTATCTTCAAGCGTTCCGACTTTTAAATTAAAGTCATCGGCTATCATGCGGATTACTTCGTTTGCCTTTTTGTTGGAATAAACGTAGGTATCTTTATTCTTGAAGTATCGCAGCTGGTCGTATGCGGTAACTTCAATCACATTCGGTGACGTACCCGAACGGCTTTTTTTAAATACAAAGCCATAGAACAGATCAACACCGTCGATAGTCAGCTTTACCGGGTTGCCTTCGGCAAAGGATATCACATCGTCTTTTACAACGGAAAATGTCAGCTTGCCGGGCGTTCCCTTGCGTTCCCACGTAAGCTTTACGTCTTCGGCAACAATGGGATAATAGATGGTGCTGTCACGCTGTATCAGAATGTCAACTTTCACGGGATAGTCAACACCTGCCCTACGTAGATCAGATTAGGATTGCTGATCTTGTCCTTGTTGGCATTGTAAATTTTCGTGTAAAGTGCACCGTTGCCGTAATACTTCTTTGCGATAGTCCACAGGCAGTCACCGCTTTTTACGGTGTAAGTCTTTGCGGTCGGCTTACCGGAAGTTTCACGCGGAGTTTCGGTTTTCAGCGTTGATTTGCTGCTGTTATCAGGCTTCGTAACCGTTACTTTCTTCGTCGCATAGTCGATATACTGTTTCAGATTTACGCTTACAGTTACGTCAAAGCCGTCTGTAGCGTCCTCTGACACCGTGTAATCTTCAAGGCTTACTTTTATGTTCGTATCGTAAAGCTTGTCACCTGATGGCGATACGCGGCTTACGATGAAGCGAAACGGCTTCTTTTCCGTCACGTAGCTTTCAAGGATGCCTAAGTAATAATCCGGCTGGTGATATTCCGATGCGAAAGAATACTGCTCAAGCATCGGCAGCAGCATTTCAAAGCTGATTTCCGTTAAGCCGGGCGAACGAAGAAAATTAATATCTCCCTCGTTCACCAGCGTCAGTGTTTTATTGTTGCCTTTGATTTTAACGGACAGCTTCGACGGGGTAACAGGCAGCTGCATATCATCGAAAAAGAAACTATACATTATGCGTGTACCCCCTCTGCCGCGACGGTAAGGGCTTCGGCAAAGCCGTCAGTCAGGACGCGCAGAACACCGTCTAAATCCATGTCCGATGATATTCTGTTCGTCATACCCGTCATGTCGATTTTAACCTCTGCCGTTGTGAAACGGTTGATTGCTTCCTGCTCGGCGAGATCGCGCAGATACTTCAAATCTTCGCTTGTGTTTTTCAGCGAAGATGCCGCACTGCCTGTATTCTCGGCTGTGGCTTCTGTGTTGGCTGCCGCCTGTCCTAATAAGCCTCCTATGCTATCGCCCAAGCCGGTTATTTTATTTGAAATACCTTCGCCGAAATTATAGCCGGATTTATATGCATCGCTTGCCCAGCCTGAGCCAAAAGCGTCGAATGTGTTAAAGCCCGTTTTAAACGCATCTGCAACACTTTTATACTCTTTCATGCTGCCTTTCGCTTCTGCTGCGTTTTTTGCGTAAGTACTTGCTTTGCTTGTTAGTCCATCAACATCTATACTTACAAACGGCAATTTGTTTAGTGCACCAGCTATTTTACTGATAACATTCATAACAGTAGATAGCAAATCCCAAAATAGCACTTTTACACCAGCAATAGCATTGTTAAATGCCGCGCCGATGTTATACACACACGCAAGAAATGCACTTGCAATTCCCAGCGCAACATTAGCGGCCATTAAGCCAGCATTTTTAACAGCAGCTACAGCAACGTTTATCCCGCCGCATATAACGCCAATAGCAGAAATGGACGTACCTTTAACGCGATTGATTATTCCGATTACAGCCGCTATCAGTGCAATCAACGCTATAATGCCGATGATAATAAGCGCTACCGGATTAAGCGCCAGCACAGCATTTAATACAGCCTGCGCAGCTGCCCATGCTTTTGTTGCCGTGGTAACTATAGCCGTCCACATCGCCGCACCCTTTGTCGCTATCAGCCATACGCCGACCGCAGCCGCGATGCCTAATACAATCGGCGCGATGATCGGCCAGTTATTAGCTACAAACTGCGCTATTGAGCTGATAAGTTTGAATATAGGCGTTAAAACGCGCAATATAACATTCGATGCAACCGTCCATATCTGCGACCATGTATACGGCATTTTACTGAATTTTTTATCTATTTCGTTCGCGCTTGCAAGCATCGCCTTTTTTACAACATCGGCGCTTATTTGCCCATCTGCTGCCATGCTGCGGATTTTGCCTAACGGAACATCAAGATAGTCGGCTACAGTCTGAATTATCTGCGGTGCTTGTTCAAATACGCTGTTGAGTTCTTCGCCGCGTAAAACACCGGATGACATAGCCTGTGTTAACTGCAAAGTCGCCGCCTTTTGCCCCTCTGCTGATGTGTTGCTGATAACAAATAGTTTGTTAATGCTTTCCGAAAAACGCAGCAGTTCATCAGCATTGGCAAATGCGCCCTTTGCACCTACACCGGCGTTTGTGCCCATGTTGGTAACGAAATTGGCAGTATCCAAATATCCGGCGCGTGAACGGTTAGCAAGCGAATAGATCGCGTCATTCATCTGGCTTGCCGCCGCGTCGCTGCCGGTAAGCATCTTCATTCGGCCTTGCGCCTGTGTAAGATTATCGGATAATTCAACAGCTTTTTTTATAGTTGCGACACCGCCGACAGCTGCCATGATTTTTCTGAATTTTGATGCTGTTTTATCGGCAGTATTACCAGCTCTTTCGGTTTTTTCTTCAATATCATCGATAGCGGCGCCCATTTTTGCCAGTTCGTCACGTGCAGCTCTCAGCGCCTTTGTATCAACAGGCTTGCGCGTTGCTTTCTGCATCTGCTCCATGCTGCTGATAACAAGGTTCATCGCCCTGTTTATGCTGCGTAGGGGCTTTGTCATAGCGTCTTGTATCGACAATACTGTTTTGATAGTGGCCATAATCGACCCCCTTTTTAACGGAAGCACCGGAGCAGACCCCGTTTACTTCGGCGCTTATTTCTTCTTTATTTTGGCCGCTTCTTTTCTTTCCTGTTCGACCTTGCGGTCTATCGCCGCGATAACAAATGCCTGCTCCTGTGGCGACAGTTCAAGAAAAACATGCGGCGCCCAGCGGAATTTGTGAAGGCAATAATAAGCATAGTTTGCTTCGGGGTCGCCCTCATCAATTAGTTTTTTGCTTCTTCAACAAGCTCGTCGCCGGTTTTAAAGCCGCACTGCTCTATTATCTTAACAGTGTAATCGTCAAACTCGGCAGGTGTAAGCATGGCGACGATAAGGTTATCTGCGCTTCTTACATGATACGAATTCTGTAATTCACTGTCGTTCAGGTTCGGGAACACGGTGCAGCATGCGGCCAGCTTTGCGGTATATGCCGCCTCGTCAAATTCCTGCGTGGTCTGCCCCTTGCGACCGCCGCGAACGGGAACAGTGCGCATGCACGTTTTACGCAGTTCCGCGTTTTCCGCTGCCGTGATGCACTTTACTTCCCATTCAATAGCATCGCCGTTTTCGTCCACAAATCGGTCGGAAACGGCGTACTTTATGTTATTAATTTTCTTTGCGTTTTCAGCAAGAAACGCGGAAAGCGAATTAGCCATGTATTATCCTTTCTTTACTGCATGCCGTTAAGCAGGTTGAATTTTTCGGGCATCTCCCAATCGTCAAACGTGCCCTCGATATCCTCATCAAGCGTCTCGGCATCGGCATCAAATTTGGTAAGCGTACCGCCCTTGAAATAGCAGTTTTTCAAGATGATCGTCTGTCTGCCGTTAGACGCTGTGGGATCTTCATTGGTTACCTGGATATCAAAGCGCGGCAGTTTGCCGGTACGCTTGTATTCCAGCATCATTTCCCTGAAAACAGACTGGTTATACTGCGCATTGCCCGACCATGTACCTGTCCAGCCGGTGGGCTTGTTGCCCTTGCCGGACTTGCCGAGAATGGGAACCTCAACAAGATTTATCTCCGCGCTTGCTTCAAAGGATACGAAATTTATCATTCGGTATCTATTGCCGTCAGCAAGCGTAATAAATGCTTCGGCCTGTGCACCGGCTATCGCATCGAGCGCGTCCATATGAATACGATCCATTATTTATCCCCTTTCTTACATAATCACGATGGACATATAAAGCTGTTCCATCGCGTTGATAATGTTCAGGTCTTTGATCGTGCACAGCACGGAGCGTTTTGTCTCGCCCTGTTCCACAGTCACGCTATCAGGTTCAAAGTTTTCGATGGCGCGAATATTCTCAAGCGCCTGATGCAGCTTGCAGATATCATTCCACAGCGAAATACGGCCTGCCGCGTCGTTGGCGACAACACCGAGATAGCGCGTGTTGAACAGCACCGCCGCATCGTTGGCTATCTGATCGCATACCCTGATGGTCTGATTGTTCTTGAAGATATCGCCCTTTGTTTCCGATGTGGTAGTGAGGGAGTTTATATCCTCCAGTACGCGAACATCGCCGTTTACGTTGTGCATAACAAAACGTCCGGCTTCGATATCCGCTGCAAGATCAGCCTGTGTCTTGTCAACGTCAATCGACAACTCGCCGTCGTATTTTTTGTTGGTATTGGATTTGTTCACAGCACATCCGGCAGAAGCGCCAGTGACCCAGTAAACAAGAGCATACTGGCCGATGCCTGCAACGTTCGACGGGTAATCAGCCACCTTGCTCGCAACTTCGATGACTCCCTCATAGTCGGCAATTTTCGCATTGGCAGACAGGTTGAAAATAACCGTCTGAAACTTTGCGCCGACTTCATCGCGCATACGCTTTGTGTAATTCATGTACAGCTTTGCAGTGGTAGTGTCATCGGTAGGACAGCCGAGCGTGTTAAAGCTGTAGCTTTCAAACTTATCAAGCGCCGCCTGATGTGCCGCTGCATTGGCAGTGCCGTTAGTGCCGCCGCTGAGCGCGGTTTTAGTCGTTACTTCAAGCGTTGCATTAGCCTTCCATGTAACAAAGTCGTTGTCTTTCAACGCCGTTGCCGCCGCCACGGTCTGCGCATCGAGCAGCGTAGTATCGTAATACAGGCTTACATCGAACAAACTTGTACTATCGGCGTTTGCAGCAATAACTACATACAGCTTGTTACCGGCAGTGCCCGTGTATTTGGCCGTGCAGAACGTGTTAGCAGCCTTTGCGCCGCCGCCGTTAAGACGGTACGCATACAGTGTCTGTGCATTCATGAACAGCTCGCGCAGCAGCAGCATTTCATCATCGTTGTAGTTGTGGCCGAACAGCTTCAGGCAGTTTTTCTGAAAATCAGCGCTTGTAACAGTGAAAACCTTTCCATCAACGCCCCAGTCCAGCATCAGCGGCATAGCCACATAGCCCCTGTCGGACAGTGCAGCCGACGCTTTCGCGGTGCTGGCGAAATTGATGTATGTACCCGGCAGTACCTTATTTTGAACAGTCCAGAGACCGCCACCAAGTGCCATATTAATTTACCTTGCCTTTCATATAGTTTTTAATAGCAGCATCGACGGCATCAATTGTATATTCGCCGTTGTCATCCAGCAGCGCACCGACAAGATCGCGCCGCTTTGCGTAGCGTTTGGATGATAGCAGCTGCTGCTTTGTATAGGTTATCGGTGCGGCTTTTGCCGCCTTTTTATCCTTCATTTGCTTCACCCTGTTTGATTTTTAATTCATCCATTGTGGTATCGTAGTAAGGCGCATACACGAAGTGATTGTAAGATATGAAGAAATGTAACGCATCGTCCGTTATTTCCGACGACATATCCACGCCGCGCACCTTATCGCCGGACGGAAGCGCTATGACTTCAAGCACCTTGCACAGTGCATCCGAAACGCTGTAGCATTCTTCCCGATCCGCTTTGGGAAAATAGATAATATCAAAGCGCGGCAGGTTTTTATGCTTCTGCATCGGATGCGCCTGTGTTTGAAACGACACCATACGCACGATAAAAGCAGGAACATTAAGTCCCTGCTTCACTTCGTTTGATGTTATCATGCTATCCGGGAACGCCTTGCGCAGGGCAAGCGTTATGCCATCAAGTATAATGTTTGTGTTGATTTCAGCCATGTTCTATCACCTCGTGGATTTTCTGATACAGCATCTTTTCCAGCACACGCGGCGCTATCTGCTTTAGCCGTTCTTCGGAAATAGTCAGCATATACTTGCCATCGACCCAACCGCCGCTAACAGTGCGATGCCCGAATTCAACATAAGACGCATACTCTACGGGGTTTTTAATTTCGATAGTATACAGATTACCCGACTTATGCACCCTTAGATTTTCAGCCCATGTTGCCGCCTTTACCGCTGCATCGCCGCTGTCGTTAGCCGCTTGTGCGCGATTGTACGTGCTCGATGTCCAGCCGCGCCGCAATGTGCCGCCCTTTTTGCCGGAGCTGGCAGGGTAGTTGCCTACAGGCGTTCGCGGGATTACCAGTGCCAACAACCGTGCCGCCAACTGTCGACTGCACTTAACGCATAAATCGTTAATATCGGCATCCGTCAGTTTTTCGAACTTATCGGCGTATTTCCGTAATTCGCTGAAATCGCAATTTCCCCATTTAGCCATTATGCGTAATCCTCAAACGGTATCAGCATGATTTCCTGATGATATTTGTATATCGCCGGTTCGCCCGAACGTGCGTATGCGTTGGTAATGCCGTTTTGCGTAACGACGATCTTAGCGCCTGCCGGTATATCCAGTGTATTATCAATGAACAGCTTCACCGACTGCTGAATTATCGGCGCACCGTTTGCGTCGCCCGTGCTTTGTATGCTTTCAAACGACAGGCGGCAAGGCTGCTTTTCAAGCTTCGGAACTTCTTTAGCTTCGTCCCTGCCTGTTTTGCTGTTTACGGTATATTCCTGCATATACACGTCGCAAACGCCGTGCCACAGACTTTGCAGTGCTGCTTTACGCGTAGCCATTTACCACACCAGCTTTCTATACGCGGCTATCACTTCCGCACTGGGATTTATCATTTTACTGATAACCGCGTTAAACTGGTCTTCGGCTGATCCTGCATCAGATATTGCAAACGTGACCGATGTATCGCCTTCCGATACGCTTTTTACAGGCGCATCAAACGTATATGTATCGCCTAACGCGCCTGTAGCTTTCTTGTCGGCAAGGAACATACCAACGGCCATATCGACCCATACATATTCAAGTCCTTCGGGCACTTGCTTCTGATTTGTCTGCGCTATCAGATACGCTTCGGCGCGGCGTATGTTATACTCAAGCGCCGAATTATCATCATCCGTCACTTTATATCCAAACGCCGCTAAACGTTCCTTTGCGGTCGAAAGTATGTCCATGTTGCGCCTCCTTATGCGATGGTGTACCAGCCCTTAGTCGTCGGGTTATCACCGCTCGCGGGCGTGACTGCGACGTAACCCAGGCCGACTTTGGCATAATAGGTAATACCACTGGTAACGGTGGTTTCCGACGCTGCGGTTGCAGTGCCCTTGAAAATCTTAACATCCTTAGTCTCATCGGTAAGTGCTGCAATGTAGTACTTACGAGAATAGATGCTGTTTTCACGGGTATTGGGGTCGCGTTCGGTTTCGGTCTCCGTGCCCTTCTTGTTAAACAGCGTTACAGCTTCCTTAGTCGCCATGTAGATAGAACCGGCGGTTGCATCTTTCTTGGTGTAGATGTTTACACCGGCCACACTGCCGACATAGCCGTTTTTAGCGAATGCCTCAACATACTGCAAGGTGTCCTTAAGCTCCTTGCGCAGCTCGGCCACATCGGCAGGGCAGACAAACGCGAAAATGGTCACGTCTTCAAGGTTCTCAAGGGCAAGGATAGACTGTGCATCCGCAAAAGCGCCAAAGTCAAACTTGCTGACAACCGCAACCTGCGTAGCCTTTGCAAACTCGCCGTAAATATCCTTGTTGACGGTATTGAACATATCAGTGCCCATGTGCTTAGCGCCAACGGGTACAAGCTGCGGGTCGGTCATGGTCTGCTCGTCGTAGTACTTGAAACGGTTCTGCGCAAGCTGGATGCGGTATTCATGCGGGGTATAGCTGACTTCTATGCTTTTGGTGTTGCCGGCGCCCATAGCCAGCTTTTCAGTGCCGTCGGTTGCCTTGTAAACGTTGATCTTACGCAGCATACCGGCAGTACCCTCAAGGGTGTTATCTACAGTACAGAACGACTGTAGATCAAGGTGCGAATTGTACTGATCTTCGATTTCATTCGACAGATAAAAATTATCATAAATCTGATGTGCCATTAATTAGTTCCTCCATATAGTTTTTTGTATTCTTCGGGGTTTTTCTGCGAAAAGTTGAAGCGTTCTACCGGTGACATTTTTCTAAAGTTTTCAAGCGTCATGCCGCCGTTAGGTTCGCCGCCCTTTTCGCCCGGCTTAAAGCCGTCAAATTTCTGCTGCTGCTTTTCGGTTTCAAACATAAACGCGCTATCGGAAGCGGTTGCAAGTTTCTTAAGCTGCTCGGCCAGCCCTTTGACTGTGCCGTCTTCATCAAGCTCTGCTTTATCAAGATCGAGCAACGCCTTTACCGCCTTAACGTTTTTCGCCTTTGCGGTCGCTACGGCCATATCAACGGCAGTGTCGATTTTCAGGCGCTTTATCTCCGCTGCGTGGGCTTTCGCCGCATCAGCGTTGTCCTGCTGTAGCTTACTTATCTGATCTTTCAGTGCGGCCATGTCGCCGGTGGATGCTTTCAGCGTTTCAAGCTGCTTGTCGCGGTCTTTTACCGTGCCGTTAAGCTGTGTAACCGTCGCTTCAAGCTCCTTTACCTTACCGGCCTTTTCGTTGAAGTCTGCACGCGATACAAAGTCCTTGCCGAGAGCCTGCGCCGCCGCATTGTCCATATCATCCGTGTAAACGTCGCCTATGATGTCTTTTAACCATTGCAGTTTCATGTTTACGTCCTTTCTGCGCCATTCCTTTTTATCGAGCCAGTCCTCGTATTCAGCGCCGTCCTGCTTGTTATCCGCCGGACACGCGGTAAAATGGGTATGAAAAAAGCAGCCCCGCGTGTTAACGCTTGACTGCTTCGATCATTAAATTGTGGTGCGTTTTAAATCGCGTCGGCTTCTGCCCACGCTTTATAGATGCGCTCGCCCATCCTCGCAAACCAATCTACCATTGTCTCATTCATCGACCACGCGTCAGTTTCGCCCGAGCACTCGCACAGACCGCATTCAACAAGAAATGCATGCACTATTTCGTGTCGTACGACCTTTTTAACGTAGGCATCCATGTCATACAGATTGCCCTGTATTTCACGTTCGACCACGATTTCGCGCGTTGTCCAGTCGCAATAACCGTCGCAGTCGTGCAAACGGTCATCGTCTCTTACGCTGCTTTCGATAATCGCCCAATTGGCACCTAAGATGTTGATTGTCACTCTGCTGTCTCCTTTTTGGCATGAAAAAAGCACCGTCTGTTAACGATGCTTTAAACTGATTGTTAAATATGTTAGCTTTTTTTAATTACATCCGCTTCGCTGCCGTCCACTATCTCAAAAACGCTTTTGGGGAAAAGATAGTCTTCACCAAGCTCTGTCATAATACGATACCAACCTTTTTCTATTGCAAGGACTTCGCGGATTGTACCAGTCGGCAAAGCCACATAATCAGTACCAATATATTTAACTCTCAACCCAGCCACTCCTTTACGAAAAATTCATGTTTGCCAATATCAGCACATTGTACCCAATGGATTTCAGCTTCACGATCCCCATCAGCTGTAGATAGCACCCCAAACCCCTTAGCGTGCTGCCAATCTTCGGGTTTGCCACCATATCGCTCAGCATAAAAACTTGCTCGCCTAAAGACGATGTTCGTACCTTTTCCAGCAAAAACTTTAACATTTTGAATTTTCGTACCCTCAGCAAAATGAAACATTTCGCCCGTACTCAAATCCATTATATCGTAGTTTTTCGCTTTTGCTCCAATACTCTTGCCGATTTCAATATCAGGCAAAGACATTATACCACTTTTCGCAGATTTTTCAAGCGGTTTAACGCTTTTTGCAAGCCCCGTTTGCTTTGCCGCCCACTGCTTATAGGTCATGCTGCCAGGCACGGTGTATGTCTTGCCCGTCTCAGGGTCTCGCGCCCAGCGCTCGGCGATATCGTCCATATCATCAAAATACGGCGCTGTTGTGCCCCTGCACCACGGATGAAACGGCGGAGCAGTCACGCCTATAGCGTATTCAGACATGGGGTATACCTTGCCGTCAAGCTGTGCGCACAGGCTACATGTTTTGCCGTCAAGCGTTTCGACAATGACGTATTTTTCAACGTCAAGGTCTTTGAAGCAGTCCTTACGCGCTTCGTTGGCAAATGCCGCGCTTTCCGTCATCACCAACCGTCCGGCCTGCGATTTAGATACCTTGAAACGGTCGGCAATGGCCTTGATTGTGTTATCAGGTGCAGCGCCGCGCATTACCATTTGCGTTATCTGAGTGTTGACGGTATTCACAAGCGCCTGTTTGTTCGCCCATATGCGATCACTGAATGTTTGTTTATCCAGCGTCCACGGACGGGCTAACACCTTTTCTATCACATTTTCATCTATTGCATGAAGCGTCCAGCCTACGCCTACGCCCTTTTGCAGTTCAAATGCGGTGTGATAGTAGCTTGATTTGTAAACTCCCTCCGAAACGCCCTTGACGGCCTCTGCCTGCTTTGCGGCTAAAGCTTCGGCCTGCTGCTGTAACTGAAGCTTTATAGCTTCCAGCCGCGATATATGAACACGCGCCGATGCATTTTCAAGCTGCTTTATCCATGCACCGTTAATAGCGTTTTCTTTGCCGTATTTGATGTATTCTTCGACAGTCCACTTGAATTCTTCAAGCTCCTGCGAATTAAGCAGCTTTCGTGCATCATTCAGCGATATTTCGTTGTTTTTCGCAAATCGCTGATACCAGCGCGCTATATCTGTTTCAATATCGCGTATGGCCTTATCGTATTGGAGTTCAAGGTTCTGAACGTATTCATAGCCAGTATCTAATAGCGCGTCCTCAAGGATGCGCATGCGGTTAACCCAGTATGTATCATTCTTCATCTATCATTGGTGCGCCGTCATCGGCGTTCTGATTATTCCGCGCCATTTCAAACGCCGCTCTGTAGGGGTCTGCTTCTTCTTTCTGCTTTTCAAGCTTCTTAAGCTCGGCGGCAGGGTCTTTTACCCAAGGATGCATGGAAACTATCGTATCGTCGGATATGATGCCGACGGACGCAGCGCAATTGCTGATAGCTTCAGTTTCGTTAATCAGTACATCGCGATTGAATATCACTTCTACATTCTCGGCGTCATCGACCGCCTGACCCTTGCTTGCAAGATAGGTGTTCACAAACCACAATATTTCTTCAAATGCCGCCTGTAATTCAACCTCTGTGTCATTCGCATCGAGGTCAATGTCCGAGTACATCGACTGTATGTTCATCTGATTAGGCGAATTTGACATGCGGTCGTCTTTCGCATCGTAGCTGCGTAGATTTTCTATCAGCGACTTTTTTAACAGATCAAGTATTGTTTTATAGTTTTCGGCATTTACCGTGATTTCAAGGCTATCAACACCGCCGTCAACACCTTCGACCGTGCGCACCTTTACAGTGCCGTAAGTGCTGAGGTTCTTGCGGAATTCGCCCAAATCCTGACCGTCGTAGTTTTTCAGGATAAGCACTGTGTTTCGTACGTCTTCCTGCATGTTGTTTACAAAGTCGCTTTCAATCAGGTTGATAGCGTCCTGTAACGATCTACAGCGGCGTATGAGCGGAATTTCCTGCGCGTTATACTTTATGGGTATCAAGGGGAAATGCGCCCAATTGTAGCCCTCTGTGCTGCCGCTGGCATCGGTAAGCGTTATATAGCTCTGCTTTGTGCTATCAGGCGTAAGCGTACCGTTTTCAAAGATATACGTTGCCACGCCGTCCAGCTTAAAAACATCGGCCTTTTCGATTATTTTCTTTTCGCTTGCGTAATACACTTCTACCTGATACAACCTTATAGCCGCATCAAGCACCGTGTGCTCCGCATCTGCCCAAAACGGCAGGATTTCATAGCCGGGAAACAGCTTAAACGCCAGCTGCCCCGTTCTATCGTAATACGGGTACAGCCAGCTAATACCGCTGTTGAAGCTTTCAATAACAGCATTCTTTATCGTCCGCATGAAGCGTGCGCCCAGCACCTTTTTAAGCACATCAAGGTACGTTTCGTTTTTGCCTGCGAACGTTATAGGCTTGCCGACTATGTAATTCTTTTTAACATCGGCATGCTTTGCATACTGGTTATCAACGATCTTGTTGTTGGGCAGATTATCAACCACTACAAGCTGGCCGTCTTCACCTATGCTTGTACGCTGCCTGCGCAATATATCCTGATCACCGCTGTAGTACCGTACGCCGTCGAGCATTTCCCTACGCGCTTCGGAGCAGCGCCAAGCCTCCAATTCACGCGCAAAAAACTGTGCTTCGGACATTGGCTGATTGGCTTTAATGCGGTAATTCCACAATTCTTGTTCTATCGGTTCGTTGAATAAAGGCATATAATATCCCCTTTAAAAGCTAAATCTTGATGGTGCAAATGCTGCACGCACGAAATAACGGATGCTGTCCATCGCGTGGTCTGAAACCTTTAGCGGCCTGTCTTCTGCGGCCTTTTCATCCCAACGGTACAGACCGAATTCGCTTATGCAGTCTTTGCAGCAGTCGTTAAATAAAATATCACCGGCGTTTAAATGCGTCGCCACGTCGCGTATACCGTCGATAACCCGGTTGCTTGCCTGTTCCACCATAAAGCGCCCGTGACGGCGTATGACTTCAATAAACGACGCTGCCGACGGATCAACGATTATTTTTCTGATAGGCAGGTCACCGGCTAACGCTTCAACGGCTGCATAATGTTCTTCGTCTGTGCGCTGCCGCTGCTGTTTGCGCCCGTCGTAGTAGTATTCACGTATACAATACCATTTGCCATCACAGCGCCCCCACAGTTCAGCCGCCGTAGGGTTAAGTGTGCCATAGTCGCACGATATCATGTAATCGGTGTACGGGCGGTCGACAGTCGGCACAATATGCTTATCCTTATCAAACATCGTGTAAATAAGTCCTTCGGCAGCTACCCATTTACCGCGTATGTATCGATCATAGAAAATGCCTGAAAACATCGTTTCGTACATTTCGCGTGTTTCCTTGCTAATGCCCGGATTATCTATCATTTCAAAGTGCAGATAAAGCGCGTTATGTTCTTCGGCATGCTGTATCCATTCGGTATAAAACCAGTGCTGAGGGTTGTCGGGGTTACAGCTAAACCACAGCTTAGCACCGTCGACGCTGCATCGCGTAAGCGCCTGCTCCACGAAAGAGCGCGGCATTAATACAACCTCGTCCAGCAGCACACCGGCCAGCGTTCGGCCTTGTATCAGCGCGTAACTGCTTTCGTCCTTGCCGCCGAACACTTCAAAATAATTCGTAACACCGTCTCGCCTTATCTCAAGCACCTTATCAGCTCTGCGCCAGCGCATTGTATAGCGTTCTTTCGCAAGCGACATTGATGTAAACGGCACTATGATATTCTTCGTACAGCTGTCGACCGTCTTACCGCATATGCCGAAGCGTTCGCCGTTAAACGTGCGCATTGCCCAGTCTACAAACGCCCACATGATAATTGATGTCTTGCCGGAACGCACAGCGCCATCGCATATCAATGCGCGATATTCGGTGAACGGAAAAGCAAGTATCTTTTTTTGCTTAAGGCTTATCATCACTTGTCAATCCTTTTGCCAGTTCGCGCAAGCTTTCACTCAGCGCGTCGTCTTTTGCTTTTTCAACCGGTGCACCGCTAATTAGCGCCCATTTGTCTATCAGTGTACCTATGGCCGTTGTAATCTGCGTGAGGCTTGAGTCGTCTATTTTGTCCGGGTCATTTAAAGCTTTAAGCCCCAGCCCGATAAACGAACACACAAGGTCTTTGTGTTCGTCCATGTAGACCAGGACATCCGCTGTATTTTCTTCTTTTTTCTGTTCACATTTTTCCACAAAGTCCGCACTTGCCAGAACAATGTTTTTAACAGTGGTTGCAGACACGTTGTTGATTTTCGCCACAGCGCAATAATTGTTAAGCTGCACATAATCGGCTATTATTTTCTTTTTCTGCCGGTCGGTCAGCCGTGCGGCCATATCATCACCCCATGTCAGTTGCCCCTATGATAGTTTTCTAAATACCTTGCTGTACTGATGCTATCGGCGTACAGGCTTTCAAGTATCATTATCCTGCCTCGCAGCCGCGTCCAGTCGGACGTTTTACAATCAGTTCGTGCAAGCTCTGATTTTAATTCGTTTATGCGTTTAAGCAGCAAACCGGCATTAGCGCGGTATTCTGCTGCCATGCGTTTAAGTGCTTCACTCATTCGGCTGTTACCTGAAAAAAAGTTATAAAATAAGCAAGCAGCATATTTCAGCTGCCTGCTTACTCGCGGCGGGAGCGCGGAATTAAGAAAGGAAGAAAAGGAGGCCCTATGACAAAAAATAGAGAAAATGTCCGCGAGCCGCCCCCGCCGCCGGAAAGGAAAAGAGGGATAAGGAGATAACAAATAGTTTATCTATTACATTTCCACAATATCATTTTACCACAGTTTATGGGCTGTTTTTTCGCATCTTTTTTGCATCTTTTTTCAAATTGAAACATATCCCAGCTCAAGTGCTATCTTCAAAAGCACATCGTTTATATGCCTGTAAGCTGTTGCTTGGTTTACGTGCAAAATTTGCGCTGCACCTGTTACGGTGTAAGCCTGTTTCCAGTAAACAAGCTCCACAAGCTTTCTGTCGAGTTCATCGGCATTTTTAAGCACATACTCAATTGCCTTGCAGCTGCGTTCCGTCTGCACCAGATAAGGAGATGACGCTATGCGCAGCGCGGTGTTTTCGGTGTTCCGGCTGACTTCCCCGCCGCCTTTACCGTCCGTATACTTTGGCGTTGCCGACGGTATCATATCAGCCCAATATTGCTGTATTTCATCTTTGTATTCGCGATAATGTTCAAGCTGCCATTCCACCATACCACGCACACGCGGTGATATTGATGATTTGTATTTAGGCATTTTGTTCCCTTTCTGTATTACCGACGCGGCCTGTAAATGATGCCGCTATGTATGCGCGTGTCAGCTCTGCCGCTTCATACTTGTTAGCACCGGCATTTAACGCGGCATGATAAAAAACCACGCACATTTCCGCTATAGCGCCTAAGCCTTCAAGCGCTTCCTGAATTTCTGCCTTGGTCATTTTTGGCCTACTCATATACTCGCTCCTTTCGGTATCATGTGATAGACTTCGTAATAGAGTTGATCGGCGTTTTCGATTGTTCGATTTTTGGCATAATTGCAACCGGCGATCTCGATTGATTTGTAGAATTCTGCAATTTGCATGTTGCTTTGGGTATATTGCTGTTCACGATTTGAATTGATTATATAGGCGGCTATGATTTTGCTTTTGCGTTCAGCGCCTATAGCGGCAGTTATCATGCCTTTAGCGTGGAGGTCGTAGAGTTCACGAGCTTGGTAATATAGCAGCTCGTCAGCCGGTGATCGTTCGCCTTGCAAAGGCAAATTTTGAGCCGCTTGCAGGATGATGTTATTTGCAGTTATTGACAAATTGCTTATTTTGAGCACCTCCGATTTTCGAATTTTGACGCGGGACACAAGGACGCATGTCCACTGGTTTCCGTATATAAGTGTTTCATTTTCTTATATGGTGTACACCATACTCTATTTTACGGAATACTCTTTATTATTATTTTCTTGTCCTACCTGTCCTAAAGAAAGAGAAAAGATAGTAGTATCAATGGCTTGAGCCGTAGGACAGGGTGTAGGACAGGAAGCGGACAAGTGGGGGTTACTTGTCCATTTTCCTGTACATATTGCACTAATTTTGTTGTTTTTGTTTGTGCAATGCGCTTAAAACGGTAACTCGCACTCGCTCGTTAAACTTGCGCTTTTCTTACGCCAGCAGCGTTGCCTGCCATAATTCGTCGTGTAAATTCTACCTATCCTTTCCCAATCTGACAGTTTAGACATGATTTGAGAAATCTCTTGAGACTCTTTCGGCGACAAGTCACATTGGAAATTACTATCAGGAAACAGGGCTTCACACTTTAACTCTTTTATGCACACTGTGTCGCCACAAGCTTTGTTATCAAGATAGCGTTCGATAACGCCGATACGCCAATCATCCTCCATTGCTTCATCCTGCGCATGCTTGTATTCGGACAGCAGAGAACGATCTGCGAAAGCTGGCATTTTGCCTTGCTCAAATTTTACACGCGCTTCTGCCCAGCATTGAATGATATAGTCGCGGCATTCCTGCTCATGATCATGTAGGTCATAACCATTGCTGTTGACTGTTACGGGGTAAAAACGACGGTTGCCGGTCTTGTCGCGTAAGAATTGTTCGTTATTGGTCGTGCCTATAAAGATGCACCGGCGCGGAAACTCCATTGCGTTAACGTCGTAAGGCGGCCTATATTTGTCGCGCTGCCGTGTTATGTAGGACTTGACGGCCTCCTGCTCTTTCGTTTTGGTAAGCGCAAGCAGCTCCGCGACCTCGCATATCCACGCGCCTTCTAATTGCTCTATGGCCTTTTGACCGTCCATTTCGGTTACTTCGGAAAAATAACTATCGTTAATGGCAAGCCATTTGACAAGCGTGGATTTGCCTTCGCCCTGCTTTGCGCCGATGAGTACGGGAACATCATCAAACTTGCAGCCGGGCAGATAGAGCCGGTTGATGCCACCGGCGAATATCAGGCGGCTGACCTCACGGGTATAGGCGGTGTCCTCGACTTTCGCCCATTTAGAGAGAAAATGTATGCAACGTTCTTTTCCGTCCCATTCAAGAGTATCAACTATGTCCTTTATCGGGTTATATTCGCGCTCCTTCCACAAAATGCGTAAAGCGTCAGAGTGCTTTTTGTCGCTGTACAGGCCGTAATTGGCTTCACAGAAATTTCGGCTTTGTGCCGCATCCGCGTCTGACCATCGGCATATTTCGCCGTTATGCGTGATCTCAGGTGAATTACGCAGCACATTAAAGAGAATGCTGCTGTATTCCATTCTCCCACGCATGATTTTTAGAAAATTGTCGATAGTCGGAACGGGTACGCCTTTGTCGTTTAAGCGTAAGTCGAGGTCGTTTTTATCTTGTGCCTGTGATTTCTTAAAATCGGCTTCAAGCTGCTTGTCCTTTTGGCGGTATGCACCGAGCTGACGATTAATGACTACTTTTGCGCCAACTTCTGCTGCTCTTATCTGCATAAGCGCCTGTATGCGTTCGCGTTCTATCACGTCGGGGATATCAAACGAAACCAAAACGGAGTTTATAAGCTCGGCAGCGTCCATGTTCGCTATGGCTTCATCCGTTAATTGGTTGCAGTCAATCAGTTTCGTCATACTATCCCCCTTATGAATACAGCATCAGCCGGTAGGCTGCACCGTCGATTTCTTTACAGGCAATGATGTAATGCTCGTCTAAAGGCTCTGTAGGACTCTCAGGGGCATATTTGCGTTTCCACTTATCAAGTGTAGCGTATACCCATAAAAGGCGCTCATAGCGCTGCTGGAGCTCTTTTTCGGCTTGCTTGCATTTGTTATATTCCGTTATTGCCGCATTATAGGTTGCTGTGATCTCGCTGTCCTCGCGTAAAGTCATTTTGCGGTCGGCCACTATCGGTAAGCCGAAGTCGTTAATCAGCTTTCGTGTAGACTGTTCGAAATCAAGGTTGAATAATTGGCCGGTAAAATTGATAATATCGCCTGACCAGCCACAGCCAAAGCAATGGGCGCTATGTCGGTTTTTGATTTTGAATGACGCCGTTTTCTCAGCGTGAAAAGGACATCTTGCAAAACCGGCGCGATTAAAATCAAGCCCGTAAGCTGTAGCGACAACAGCGAAATCAAGCATATCTTTTATTAATGCGCTTTTATGTTTTGCATTCACTTAGCATCATCCTTTCCAGCATTTCGCGCCCTTCACGGTAAAGGATATCGTGTATCAGATTGCCGCTTGTGCGTTGATCGCAGAATATGACCTGACAGCGATAACGCGCCAGCCATGCTAACAGCGACGCAACAAATGCCTGCGGTTTCATCTGACTGCGATAGTTGCCGCTGTAGGCATCTTCCCAGCACTGGTTTTCTATCAGCAGATAGATCTTTGCATCGGCAGCTTTGGCGCGTTCAAATTCCCGTGCGAAGCGTGCACGGCCATTGCAGAAGCATTGAGCTAATTCTGAAAAATCCATCTTGCGCTCTACGGCGGCGTTTAGCATCAGCCATTCGCCGCCTATAGAAAACTTCGCCGAGTAGTCGCCAAAATCGAGCTTACACCGTTCGTGTGGGCATCCCATGCCCTTTAATCGCGCTCTGAGGCGTGGTGTATCCTGTTCACGCGTATCTACTAATATCACCATGCCTTCGAGCGCATCTTCGATTTCGCGTGGTGTCATGGGCTTTAGAACGGCAGGTCGCTATCATCATCGTCCATTGTTGTGAACGTCGCAGCCGGATAAGCGGATGTAGTATTGGCCTTTTTAAGAGGCTTGTCCTTCGGCATTTTGAAATTGCCGTCGCGTACATCCTGCGCAGTGGTAACGGCGCAACATTCGGTTGTCCAGCCGGTATTGCCGTTATATTCCCATTCCTTATTACGGAACAGAACGCCGAGTCCCTTGCCCTTGAGTTTGGCTTCATCCCAATCCCAGTGGTAGCCGTTATTGGTTTCCTCAAGGCATGCTATAAGATTGTTAAATGATTTCTTCTGACTGTCGAAATACTGATTGCTTTCGTTCGGGATGTTAATGCGATAGCAACCGCGCCATTTCTTATCATCGTTGATGTTTGCGCGATAGTCTGCCGCGAAAAAGCCCTTGTGTTCACCTTCAGCAACGTCGAATTCGATTTTCAGGACGCTGCCCCAATCGTAATCGATAACGCTTGCGTCCATGATCTTAGCTACATAGCCGCCTGCCGGGAGTGTTTCACGCGCTGTGGCGCGTTCTGCTTTAAAGCCGTTGTAAGATTTAATCATTGTTTACTTGTTCCTTTCTTATTTCAATATTCAAGTGGGCAACTGACACCCACATATTTATCAGGCTCGGCGCACACTTCGTTATTAAGCATGCACCTGTAAGTATTGCATTTGTAGAAATAGCACTGTCGGCAGTTGATGTGTGCTTTGCCGGTCGCGTCTATCGGGAAAAATACCTTGACGGTTGCCGTACCCTCTACATAACCGGATACACCGTTTTCAAACTTAGCCATATCACAGCCCCCAGTACTCACGGATTGTTTGATCGACGAATTTTAAATCGTTCTCGATCTCAAGCTCAAACATGCCCTCCGGCGACTTGCTTATATCGCTGCCGTCAGACTGCGTGATAAACATATGCTTACCGTCGCGGACCACACATCGCAGCACGACAGTTGCCATGCCTTCAATGCATACTTTTTCATTCAGCAATTTGCCAATTGTGCGTATTTTGGTCTCGCCGTAATCGCTTGTGTCTTCGTGAACGACTATGTATACAATGACATCTTCGGGCAGCTCGTTTTTAATGAACATCAGCAGTCCCCAAAAGCTATCGGCAATGCTGTTATACAGATCGAATGAGCTTGATCCGCTTTTCGGCGCTGAGTGGCCTTGCATAAAAGCGTTAGTCATTAGATAACCGCTATCGTCGATGACTGCCGTTTTTACCGGCATCTTTTTCAGTCCGTTCATAATCTTAACAGGATTGTCGCTGACCATTGTATACTTAAATTTTTTTCGAAACGGCAAGCGCTTTGCGATAACGTTAACAAGAAAAATCTCGTCCTCGCCGAAGTTAAGTAGGCTTCGGCTTTTCCCGCTGCCGGATTTACCGTAAACAATAACGCATTCTCCCATATGGTTTGTGCACCTCCCTTGCGTCCTCTGCGTTTATAACCTCTGCGCCGATAAGCTCGGCAAGTTCTTCGGTCCGTAAATCGTTGATTTCTTCTCTAAAGCAATCGGGGCACAAACGCCGACCGTTGGAAATGTACATTACATCGTCGCCGTAAAACCAGCCGTCGCATTCCTGGCATATGCAATCGGGGGCAGGAAAATCAGGCGGCTCTAATGGCCGTTCTATAGAATACATATTCACTTTACCCTCTTTCCATTGAATAATCTTGCTTTTTTCTTTCGGCGTATATAGCCGTTGATCAATACGCCGTTCGGTGCATTATGCTTGTCCAAATACGCTTTTTTCGCCGCTTTATCGGCCTTGTTATCTGCGCAATAGGTTTTGTAGCTATCGCACTTCGCGTGGCAAAACGGCGTTCTATCCGGACAATTACGGCAGTCACTTTCCATGGTTTACAGGTTCAAAACCGTTACACCAGCCGTTGCGCTTATCGCAGTCGCAAGCGCACTGATCGCAGCACCAGTCGTAATAGGTGTTTTCACTGCGGCGGCAGATTTCACGGATAGCTACACGGTAATCATTTATTTGCTCGTTGAAATGGTTTGCCAAGCTGGCCATGCTGTCATAAAGACACATTGGAACACCGCCGAGAATATCAATCAGCCATTTACGTATTGCGTATAGTAGTTTTTTCATGTTTCCCATCCTTTCAAAATGCTATGCCCGAATGTTCGCCGCGTTCGGGCAAATCGACCATTTCAGGCCGTTTTATTTCCTGCTCTACAGCCCACGCTATATTCCATAGTGCCGCTACAAGGTGATGCGCTTCCGCGTCGCCCTGTATGTACAGGCTAAGATGCCGTATGCCGCTGTCTATCAAGCTGTGCTGGGGTATTCCTCGATCTACGTTCCTTTCCCCATAGTGGATAGCACCGCGTTCACAGTGCTGTGCAAGGGCGTGTATCGCCCCCCACGGCAGCAAATCATATCTGCCTTTCCCGTCGGCCTTATCTCTTACAGCGCCGGTCGAAAACTCGCGGCGTTCATCCTTTTCGAATTTCATTATCCTCCCACCTTTCGCCGATATCTTCTAAAAAGTGCAGAAATTCATGCGTATCTGCACAATAATATTGTTTGCCGTTAACGGTAACCGTGTAGCTGCCGTCGTGGTTGCTTTTGGCTTCCCAGCCTACGTTTTTTGCCATT